CGTACAGCGCCTCATCGAAAACAATAATTGTGTCGGTCGTGACTTTAAGCGCAAAACCCGCGTCATCACAAACCTTCTTCAAGACGTCCAGGTCTGATTCGTCGTTCTGCTCGACTTTATCGATAGACGGGTCATCCCCGCAGTCCCAGCAGATGTCCATGTTGTTTTCCAGGGCAATGTCATTCGCTACCTTCTGGACCGTGACGTTTTCCCAGGTCCGCGATCGCAGCGTGCTTCTAAGTGTGCTGTCGTCGCTGACCGTGATGGCCACAGCCTTAATGGTGACGACATCCGGCGCACTGGACAGCTCGATTTCATCAACCTCAAATTTGCCCAACGTGACATCGGCTTCCCCGTCGTACAGGCCTATCCAGTTATACGTGCATAAAGTGACATCGAGCGTGGCGCCTTTCGTCGGCATCCAATCGCCCTGCCACAATCCCGCCTTGTCTTCCAAGGTCAGGGATATATCGTCTACCTGCCCGGATAGGTTGTCGGTGTAACTTGCGCTGATCAGGTATTCAGCCAGCGCCTCAGAGATGTCCTTGTTATCATATGTCACTTGCAGCCATGCGCGGCGCCCCAGATGCTCCTGAGCAACGACGCCTGCCATGGCCTGGGCCTCGATTTTCTTGAGGTCCGCTTGTAGCTTTTTCAGTAATGCCAATTAGATCACCGCTTCCACGGAGGCAAAATAGACGATACGCTGGACGGGATATCCGGGCAGATGAGTGTCAGCCCTGGCGGGAAGACGACGACATTCCTATATTGCGGATTCGCTTCCAGCAGGTTTTTGACGTGCTTTTCAGTACCGTACACGCGATAGGATATCAGGTCCCACATGTCACCTTGTACAGTGCTATAGGTACTACTCATAGCTCAACCTCCTCTGATTTGCCGCCCATCGCTTCATCATGCTGTCAAACTCGCGCATCTTCTGGTCCATAAGCTGAGAAATCCGCTGTTCCGTCCCTGGGCCTGCGCCCTGGACGTTAATCGTCGGCGCAAAGGTAATCTGTGCCGAATTGCCGGAAGGCGCCGCCGCGGGTACTCCGGTCATCGTCGGCATCGCCGCAGGCCCGATGCCGAGCATTTGCCCGGCCGTAGCCCATAAATTGTAGGCGTTTGCATCGTGAGTGATAGGTACGATGACTTCCGGATAGCCCGCTTCCGCTACCCACGTCAAATAGGGATGATTGAAAACGCCGCCGCTTGCGGACTGGCCCGCTGCGGAAGCGGCATCACTGTCGCCGCCTTTAATAAAATTGACGACGGCATCAATCGGATGGGAAAAGGCCTCTTTCAGCCCTTCCCACTTATCAATGCACCACTGGACACCCGCATCGACAGCAGACGTGATGCTGTCCCAGGCGCTCTGAGCTGCACTGACAGCCGCATCCCACACGGCCTGAGCCGCGGCAGATATGGAGTCAAAGCAACTGACAATAAAATCATACGCCCCGGATACGGCGCTCGTGATATAATCCCAGGCCGCGGCCGCCGCCGAGGAGATGGTGTCCCACGCCGACGATACGGCCGCGCAGATAGCTTCCCAGGCTGCAATGCACGCCGCCCGGAAGTTTTCGTTTGTATTCCAGAGATACACCAGCGCCGCCACAACAATCATAATCGCGATGACGACGAGCGCGAACGGATTCATTGCCATGACGGCATTTAATGCCATTTGGGCAACCGCCGCGATACGCGCGCCGACTGCGAAAGCACGCTGGGCCGCCGCCGCGATGAACGTCGCCGCCGCGGATGCTTTTGTTGCAATAGTCGCCGCAATGTGCGCATTTTTAATCATGTTGATGGTCGCCGCCATGTATTTGTAGTACGCGACAGCAGCCCGGATGCCGAGTGCCGCCATGGTCAAGCCGATGACGGCAGTGATGGTGCCAAGAATAACAGTAGCTAATGTTTGATGTTCTTCGACAAATTTTGCTACCGATCCCATCGCCATTGCCAGCCCGCCGGCCACGGCGCTGACAGCAGGAAGTAAAAGCCCGCCGATATTTACCGCTAGGGCAACTAAGTTGTTCTTAGCAAGTGTCAGTTGGTTGGCCGTCGTTCCTACTCGCGCTTGGTATTCCGCTTCTGTTGATCCCGCGTACTGTGTTGCATCGCTGACCTTGTTGAAGTTGGCTTTTAAATTATCTAGCTGGGTCAACAGAGGCGCAATAGCTTCGATAGATTCCTTGCCAAATAAGTCGCTCAACGTCGCCGCTTGCGCTTCTTTCGGTAGCTGTTTGATGCGCGTTAGGACGTCTATGATTGTTCCCTGAGCATCGGTCTGCATCCGCTTAGCTACATCTTCCGCTGACAATCCTAGCTGGGCGAATGCCTCTTGCTGAGACTTCGTTGCCCCGGCTCCAGCCGCCAGCCCCAGAGCCATATTCTTGATACCTGTTGCCGCGACGTCGGACTTGACGCCGACGGCGGCCATGGATGCACCAATAGCTGCAATCTGTGAAGCGCTGATACCGGCGACATCGCCTAACGGCCCTACGCGGGTAACGATGTCTGAAATTGCGTCGCTGCTGGCCGCAGTCGTATTCGACAGATAATTAATCTGGTCCGCCAGCTCGACAACTTGCGTTTGACTCATGCCAAATGCCGTACGCCAGTTGGCCATCATCGTCCCAGCCTGCTCGGCTGTAATATCGAAAGCCACGCCCATTTTGATAGCGTCTGTCGCAAATTGCTTCAGCTCATCTTTAGCAATACCGGCCTGCCCGCCGGCGGCTACAATTTTAGCGATGCCCTCGGCAGACATAGGCAGTTCTTGCGACATGCGCAGGATGTCGTCGCCCATTTCCTTGAATTGCTGCGGCGTATCAAAATCTACGACTTTACGCACATCGGACATAGCCGATTCAAACTTGATAGCTTCATTGACCGCAAGGCCTAACGGCGCGGCAACGGCAGCCGCGGCGACGGCCCCGGCTTTCAGGTTGCTGACAGCCGCCGACAGATTCGCCGACGCCTTCTGCTTTGCGTTGATACGGTCCATCGTGGCCTCGTACTCTTTTGCGGCCTGATTCTTTTTAGCGGATGTCTGAAGCATAGCCAGTTCGGTGTCGTACTCGACATAGCCTTTACTGGCCTGCTGCTTGGCTGCCTGCTTTTGCAGGCTGGCCATTTCGCGATTCGCCGCGCGGATCTGCGCCTGCATCTGCTTTGTCTGGGCGATGGCTTTTGTCATGGCCCCGCCGACGCTGCTATCTAATTGCCCTTTGATTGCGATCGCCATTTCCAGCACGCGGTTAGCCATGGCTGCCGCCCCCCTTCCCGGCTTTTTCTATTTCTTTGTTCTGCCTGTCGATTTCCTCGGATACGGTCGTCATCCAGCCGCGCAGGTCCGCCACCGGCAGGCCAAGGAAAAAGTCAATAGACGTATGCGAATACTTAGCCATCCGCAGTACATCGAGCCGCAGTTTTTCGGCGGTTAGCCCTCCGGCTGGTCCTGCGATGCCGTACCGAGCAAAAAACCCTGCGTCTTAATCATGACGGCCGTAAAGTCTTTAGCTGTCAGGGCTAAGATGTCATCGTATTTGACATTCGCCGCAATAGCGGCAACATGTGCCTGATATACCTGCGACAGCGCCGGTACGACAATGCTGGCATCCTCTTTTTTTGCTGCTTTTTCGCAGCGCAAAAGGGTATAGCCGGATACATTGTCAAAATCGAGGATCAATGTTTTTGTGCCGTCCGGTAATGCCCGGGTCAGCTCAACCTTCTGATCATCCCGGACCGTCTGGACCTGTTCTTCTTTTTTCAAAGCTCATACCTCCCTTACACACCTAATGCATCACGAATAGGCTGCATAATGTCCTCGCCGCCTGCGACAAATTTATAGGCATACTTGTCAACTTCCAGCAGCGTCTTACCATTGACTTCATACTTGATGTACGTCGTTTCGATGGTATTCGTCGCATCTACCGTGCTCGCTGGTTCCCAGGAGCCGCCGGCCATCGCTTTCGAGCGGCCGCGGATAACGACGCGGACCGTGTCCATGACGTACTTATTCGCGCCGCTGTCCCAGTACTGGTTAGCACCACGGGCCTCCAGGGCAACAGCCTGACCGCCTACAAGCTTAAGGTTCCAATCGCTGTTGATGTTGTGCGTGATTTTTGTTTCTAACGATTCAAACTGCCCCAGGACCGGTGCTTCGATTTCGCCACCTACGCCGACGCCTTTAAACGTCTGTGTGATGGACTTAAAGTCCGGCAGCTCGAATTTCGCGATACCGTACAAAGTACTGCCGTTTTCGTCGTATACACGATAGTCATTAAGGACTTCCGGCATTTTATTTACATCAGACATCTAATCACCTCACTATTCAAACAGCGCCGTAAAAGCGGCTGTGTCGTATTCAGAAATGCTGTCAATTTCCTGCATCGGTACCGGCGGCGTGCGTTTTTTGTGGAAGCGGAAGATACCAGCTTCGAGGTCCGTCGTTGGATTTTCTTCTTCCAGGAAATCAATGCTGCCGCCTAAGATGTATTCGCGGGAAATGAGGCCGTTCAGGCGGATTCGTTCCGAATCGAGGATAGTCTTAATGTTGCGCGGCTTGCCCGGCTTATCGAGACGGTTCCAGTAGGTCAGGACGAAAACAGTATCGTCCCAGTCGAACATGCGGCGGACGCACAGGAATACGTCTTTTGGATCAGTCGTGCTCGGATAGGCGCCTGTATAGTTGCCCCACAGTACCCAGCCTGCCGGGGATGTCAGCGCCGTGACAATGCCCTGGCTGTTCAGCAGGTTAGCTCGTGTCAGGTCCAGTGTGACTTCTGTACCGTCTTTCAAGCAGAGGCCTGTAATCGGCAGCGTCTTATTCGACGGCGACTCATAGGGTACATCGTCATTGTCTGCGTCGGTCTGACCGATACGGCCCATGGCCAGTGTAGACATGTAATAGCAATGGTCGCCGATGCGGCCCATAGGCCAGCCGACGTACTCATTATTATGTGTGTAGCCGTTGCCGGTCTTCCACATATTACAGCCGCTGTAGGACTTGACCTGCGTCGTATCGATGTCGAGCAGGACCGTACAGCTAAAGAGGCTGTTAAATTTTTTACTCTTGGCTTCCATGACGGCCGCGACTTCCGGATGCTGGCTCCAGCCCGGCGCCGCCAAAAGGCCCGGCACTAAGCTAAACTTAGGATAAATCATATCGATAAGTTCGAGGCCTGTCGCTGTGTCGTCACTGCCGACGCCGCCGATGATGTCGGCGTCCTTAATCAGCGACGTATCGATAGCGTCATACGCGACGTATACCGACGTGGCACTGGCCAGCGCGCCGTCTTTCAGGAGTGTAATCAGGACGTTGCCGTCGTCATCGTAGGCCGCTGTGTAGTCGGTGCCGGATTTTGCCGCCGTGCCGGACGATGCTGCGGATACGGTCAACGAACTCAGGATAACATCGTCCGCAATGGTCGCCGTCTTATTGGCTACCGTTACGGCCTTGCTGGCCACGGACTTTTTATGTTTGGCCGGGTTCAACACATTGATAAATACTACCGGTGCTACTGCAAACAGCTTGAATTCGGCATACATAGCTTCACAGAGGGAATACTTATCCCAGTTTTCATGATAGCCTAAGTATTTTACGGCTTCCGTCCAACTGTAGCAGATGACGGGTTCATTGATTTTCGGGTCACTGGCCAGATGGACCGGTGCTGTACCAATGACAACGGGAAGGCCGGCCGTCGTCTGCGCGGTGGCTACGACAGCCGTATCAATCTCGGAAGTCTTGATACCGTGGAAAAATGCCATACCTATTTACCCCCTTTTCGTCTGCTGACCGCGGCCTGGTAAAAGGTATAGAGCGCGGTCCCTTTTGTCTGTACATCGGCCAGAGCCTGATTCAGCTCGGCCGGCGTAACAAACAAATGTTTTAGTACGTTATCGTTTGCTTCCGGGTCCGGGATGCCATTTGCAAAGATCATGCAATGGTTCAGCCGGGAATCACGGAAGCCCGGGCCGATATAGATTACAGGCCCGGTATATTTCGCGGCGCCGGTGCTGACTGTTGCCGGCGCGGCCGCCGCTGTCTTAGTTGTGTCGTCCATGTTCTGGTCCTCCTAATAAAAACGGGTCAATGCCGGACGGCTGCGGGATATGTACTTCAAAGTCAATACGGCCCCACCATTGCGGATACGGCTGGTCATCAGGTACCGACGTCTCCATCGTACCATTCCTGACGTCGTATTTATCACAGGCCGGATTCGCATCCAATAAGCAAAAGCGGATATACTCGAGCATGTGAAAAAGCTCATCGGCGCCGTGGATCATATCCGGGTCCCGTGTCACCACGGAGATCACCACGGATACGACGGACTCATCGGCCCGGTCCGCTACGCCCGAATAGCCAACAACGACGGCAGGGCATAACTTTTCTTTTGCTTCCGGTGTCATCGCCCTGGGCAAAAAACCTGTAAAGCATTTGATGGCTTTGCCGTCTACTGTCCGGCCGCTGTACGCGGTCATCTTATCCGCCAGGAATGCCCGTAAATCGTTTAGCACGTCTAAAGGTGTCATCTCTAGCCACCCGCCAATCGTTCCAGCTCGTGCATGAGCCGTTTTTCGTACATTTCCATGCCTTCGTCGGTCATCCTGGCCACGACGGCAGGATTGCCGTACAGCTGAGGCACAGCAGGCCCAAATAAACCTGTTACCGGATACCGCGGCCGCCCTTCACGGGCGACAAAGCCGCGCCCTGGCATATCAAAGGACCGCGGTACAATGGAGCCGCTTCCCTTTTTGATGGATACAAAGATACCCTTGCGGCGCCGTGCTGCTTTATACTTCGTCACTGGTTCCTCCGGGCCTTTGATGTGCAGCGTCGTGCCGAATGCCTCAGTACTAAAAGACGTTGCACTTTTCAGGTCGCTTGCCTTGATGGTGTAAGTGTTGCGGATTTCCTGTGCGCCCGCTTTACGGGCCGTCACAGCCGCGCGGCGGGATGCCTGCTTGATTGCTGTCGACAATTTCCTGCCGCCGATAAAGTTTTGCAGCACCTGTTCTACGTGCCTTACGTTCGACTCATTCAATTCGATGCTAATCAAGCGCATCACCTCCTAATTACGCCACTTCTGCATGCAATTCGATGGTCAGGATACCCATGTCATCAATGACGCTGTCGACGATACAGATGACGCCGTCCAGGTCAAAGCGCTGATCATACACCGGCACGGCCGATAAGTCGGCCTTGCGGCAGTGTACAATATACAGGTTTCCTTCCAAGCCGCTGTATACGCCGTATTCTTTGCCGGTAATCCACCGCTCCTGACTTGTCGGGCTCTCGACGATAGCTTTTACCGTGTCGCCGTTCAGGACGTGCTCATCGGCAAATTCATCAGGATTGATAAAGGTATCGAGGTCCGCGGCTACCTGGTCCTTAAATGTGGCCTTTTTCTCGGCGGCGCCGCTATCCTGTGCCTCATCCTGCTGGAATATGGCCAATTCAGCGGCTATCCGCTCGTCACGGCGGCTCATTTTTTCCGCAGTTTTTCCGCATCCACCGGCGGCAGGCCGCTGTTATCCGCGGAAGCGGCCGGTGCTGCCGGCGCCGCTGGTGTTTCATCAACGGCAGGTGCATCGACGGCGGCGAATTCTTTCGGCGACTGCTGAATCAGATTAGCCGCGACATCGTCCGGAAGATCTGCGACGCTACCGGCGCCGTAAGTCGTGCCGTCATGGCAAAGAGAAAATTTTTTAACTAAAATCTTCATGCTGTCGCCTCCTATTTGACTTTGATAACAGCCCAGTCATCGAGGAATTCCGGGCAAAGGACGCAGCGGCTGGACATGACGAGCGTGCTGACGTCGTTATCCATATCCGGGATGATTTTCGGGACGTATGCATTGCCGGGATACGAATGGAACTGGCCATCGGACTCAATCTGCGTGACAGCACCAAAGAGGCGCTTGCCGCGGCCAGGTACGCCGAGAATAAGGTAATCATCCGGGATGTACGGTACGAATTCGCCCTTTTCGTTGAGATAGCCGCCATCATAAGCATAGATTTCAAGAGACAATGCCGAAATATAGCCGACTCGGAGTAATTCCGGGCGGACGAACTGCGGCTGAATGCTCATCAGGGCCATATTGTCGCGGCTCGGAATCATCATTGCCTCGCGCAGTTTCGTGTTATTGACGATGTACTTGGCGACGGTGCTGGAGCAGACGGCCATCGTCGGGATCATACCAGCAGCACGGCGGATTTTCTGCGATGCTGTGTCCAGGTCAGACAAGATATCAGCCGTCGAGTTATCCCAGGTATTCGAGCCGGACAGGGTCGTCTTGTTCGTGAATTCCGGGAAAGAGATGGTATCGACGTGTGCAAGGCTGCCGTCGTCGGCGAAGCCCTCTACGTCATATTCACCGTTAATCAAGAGCTGCGCGGCCATCCATTCCTGACGGCGGATGCACATATCGATGAGCTCCGTCAGGTCATGGGCACGGATTTCAGCGGCCCGTTCTTCCGGTGTCTTCGTGCTGTATTCCGATTCGCCAAAGCCGCGGATAAGGATGTCCGCCGGTTCGATGTTGCGTTTCGGGCGCATCAGCGGCGCCTTGTACGAGCGAATCGTGGACCCTGTACGGGCCATGTTGACGCCCTTGCCGCCAGGAACGACGAACGGCGCCATCAGGCGGCCGCCTTTTCTGAATTCCATGTCGACGACTTCCGTAGAAAAGGTCTGCATGTTAGGGAAGAAAACGTCTACTAAGGTAGTAGTCGGTGTAAACGAACGCTCAACTGCACCCAGGAGCGTCCGGGTATCATCAAAACTCATGGTCGTGCCTCCTTTAGCCTTTCAGGCTGGTAAGATAAATACCGGCGCTGCGCAATTCGGCTTCATGCGCGCCGATGGTGTCGCCGTCAGCGACTACGATTTTTTCGCGGTTAAATTCGCCTTTGACATATACCGCCGCTACTGTGTCCGTAGCGTCTACCGACGCCGCTAAAATGGCATTTGCAGTGCCGGCTTTTGCTGTTGCAGCGGCTGTACCATCAGTAATCGTGAGAAGTGTACCGCGGGCCATTGCAGCCCCTGCCGCCACTCTTACGTTATGCATCACGACAGCCACATTCGTACCGCCGATAAGGTCATCATAATGTACGCCTGTCGACGTAGTTACCAATTCCGCCATTAGCGTTTACCCCCTTTACTGCTGCCCATCGCCTGGGCAATCATATCCATGACTTTTTCGTCTTCTGTTTTGCTGTCATCGACAGCGCCCGGCGTGATGCCGTCCGTGCCGCCTTCTTTCGATTCGGCCTGCATATCCTGCAACTGTGTCTGCGCGGCGCTCTTGACGCCCTGAACAGCGGCTACATAATCACGGATGTCATCGGCCGTCTGGCCGTTGCGTTTTGCTGTGCTGATAATAGCCGCTACCGCCGGATTGCCGTCTGCCATGGCGTCGAGGTCAGCCATACGCTGACGTTCCTGGGCTACTGCTTCCGCGGCGATGGCTTTTGCATCGACTGCCGGCGCCGCCGATACCGTCGGCGCTGCTGCCGGTGCCGGCTGCGGCGCGGTCGTGTCATCGATTCGCAGGCCCAGTGCATTCAAGATTTCTTCTAATTTAGATTTACTCAAGACTTCCGCCCCCTTCTTCTCATCGTCCTGGGCATTCACACAATGCGCCAGGCCCTTCCTGTTTTTATAGTTTGTGATGTCGATTTTAAGCGAATTTACAATCAAATTGTTTCCGTCGAGTACGGATTTTATACGGCCGTCGATAGCATCGGCCAGGCCCATGTCGACGCACTCCTGCGCTGTCAGCCATGTTTCCGCGTCCATCATCTGCTCGATTTGCGCCTGATCCACGCTTACCCGCTTCATGTACGCCGCGATAATCGACTGGCGCACTGCCCGCAGGGCATTTGCATATTTGTCGAGGTCATCGGCGGTATAATGGTCGTCAAGCCCCATGGCCGGATTGTGAATCATCATCATAGAGTTCGTCGGCATCGTGATGCGCGCGCCGGCCATCGCGATGATAGTTGCCGCGGAAGCGGCGATACCGTCAATGACGACGTCGACATTGCCTGCATAGGCAATTAGCTGATTGTGGATTGCGTGCGCGGCAAAGACATCGCCGCCCGGAGAGTTGATGTGGACAGTGACGTCTTTATCGCCCAAGGCTTTCAGGTCCTCAGAAAATTGTACCGCGTCGATGGAGTCATCCCACCACGACGCACTGGAGACAATCGGCCCGTAGATATACAAATCGGCGGCATCGCCGCCCGTGCTGTCCTGGAAATTCCAGAAATGTTTCATCCTGTATCACCTCCTCCGCTGCTGTCGCTGGTATCCGTGTTGTCGGCTTTCGGGTACTGCATGCCCTTATTAGCCCACACGGCACGTTCAGCGGCGATTTGATCGACGTTGTCATCATAATTCGTGCCGGTAAGCTCGGCAGCCTCTCTTTCAGCCGTCGAAAATCCGTATTTGACGCGTAATGCCGCGCCGTTTACCTCTTTGACCGGGTCCAGCATACCCATGACAGGGCCGTACCAATTCGCGCCGGTCCATGCCTTAGTAATCAGCGGATCCACACCAAAGCCCGGCGCCTTGATGCGCCCGATGGCGATAGCCTCCGTTAGCCAAGCCTCATAGACAGGCTGGCAAAAGTCGCGGGCAAACCAAATGCGCCGCGTCCGGAACATGGCCGCCGCCTGTAAAAGCGCGCCGCGCGCGGCGCTGTACGACGACTGGAAGCGATTCATCAGCACCTCGGACGGGATACCCAGCGACGCCCCGATTTGTGCAATCAGGGAATTCGTAAAAGCCTCAAACGTGGACTGCGTCCGGCTGCCGTCGATGGCCTTGACGTCGACGCCGCTCGGCAGGAGATTCAGTGTCCCCGGGCCGATTTCTACGCGCCGCAGGTCGTCCGGGTCAATCTGCTCGCCCGGGCCGTATGTCTCGCTCAAGACATCGCCCAGGTCATTTGTCGTGCCGCTCGATGTAAAGAAGAGCGTGAAAAATGACTTGATGATTGCTGCGGACAACTCTGCATTAGTATATCGGCTGATTTGCTTTAAAACTTCAATCGCCGGCGCCAGATACGGCACGCCGCGATACTGTTCCGGCCGCTCTTCATGTGAGATTTGCAGGACCAGAGGCCGGCCCGTACGTCGGCCAAAAGCCTCGACACGGGTCCAGCGCAGGGCCTGAGAATTGTTCGTCGGGTCATAGGGTACGCGGTTAGCAATCCAATAAGCAACGACGGCCCCATCGGCGTCGATTTCCACACCATTGATAATCCTGTTATGTGTTTCAGGGTTATAGCATTCGACGGTCATACTGTCCGTATTGCTGTAAGCAGCCATAGCGCCGGGATTACATACCCGGGATGCCTCGAAAAGTTGGATGCGCGTCGAATAGATGCCGCCTGGCGACGGTTTACGGTACTTGATAGCTGCCCATGCATCGCCGTCCACAAGGTACGACAGATAGGCGATGTCCTGCATATCATAGAACGAATGCTTTTTATACAGGTCGCATTGTACCGAATCAGCCCATAGGCCGAATTCCCGCTGTGTGTGCCGCTGCCAG